CTAATACCCAAACAGATTTGTCTTGCCACCTACCATATTCTTTTAGTTCGTCTTCTATCTTATCACAACAAGGACAAGTATAGTTAAGATCATTAGGTTTAGGATACTGTTGTTTTAATTCTTTTACTATCTTAGTATGAATAGCAGTACAGTCTCTACATATAGATCTTCTCGATGTTCCTATTGTTTCTCTAAAAGGAAACTCTAAAGTTTCTTTATAAGTCTCACACTTAATACAAGTATGTCCTTCTTTATCTTCTGTATAAGAATCTTCTGCATCAAAAAAATCTAATTGATTAGTGTGTTTCACTCCAGTTATCTCCTATCTTATACTCGCCATCTAAAGGACAAATCATATCTAATACATCAGCAGTATCAACTATAGCCTGTACTCCTAGCTGTCCTACTTGTTCAGCCTGATCTTCTCTAACTTCTATCTGCCATTCATCGTGTACGTTAGCTACAAACTTAGCATCCAGGTTAAGATCTTTAATCTTTTTATCTAACAAGACAAGAGCTGTCTTCATAATAACAGCGCCTCCTCCTTGCAATAAAGTATTTAAAGAAGAGTAAACTTTTCTTATGTGAATAACTCTACCATCTAATGCTTTAAGGTACTTGCGTGTACTTGCTGCTCGCTCAACACTAGCTGTAAGATTTCCAAGTGATGGGAGATTGTTGAGGAAACGATCTCTAAGTGATGCACCGACTTTTGAGTTTCCTCCAACCACGCTTCCAATTTTAGCATTTCCAGCTCCGTATATGAGTGCATAGATGAAAGTTTTAGCCTGACTTCTCTGTTCAAGGCCAGCAAGTGATTGATTTGTGCTGTGAATATCTCCGTTGATAATTTCATTTATGTAATCCTTATTTTTCATATAGTGTGCTAAGACTCTCAGCTCTAAACCTGAAGCATCAATACCTACTAACTTATATCCTTTAGGTACTGTCCAACATTCTCTACATTCTTTACCGTAAGGTTTATGAGAGCTAGGTGTCTGTGCTACGTTAGGGTTTCGATGTGTCATCCTACCTGTGATAGCTCCGTTAGGTATAACAAAGCCGTGTACTCTGCTGTCTTGTGATAGCTCTAACCAAGAACCTACCTGCGCTACTCGTTTCTGTAACATCATAAACTCTGCAATAAGCGAAGCTTCAGGTATACCTTTAACTTTTTCTAATGTAGTTTCATCTACTATAGGTTGACCAGTAGGTGTAAACTTTTTAGGTTCCCATCCAAAAGTAATAAGGTATTCACCAATTTGTTTACGACTAGCTAAGTTAAACTCTACCCACTTCTGCCGCATAAAAGGTTGGTAGTTATTAGCTGTAACTTTAATAAGTTCTTCATCAGTTAACTTAGGTACTTTAGATAACGACTTATCTTTATTAAACTTAGGAGTAATTAATCTATCATCTACCCACTTAGGTTTAAATGTTTCGTGTACTTTCTTTTCGAGTACTGCCATCTTAGATTTTAGTTTAGCAGAAAGAATAGTTGCTTTCTTTTCATCAAGCATAAAGCCTGTAATCTCTTGATCTTTAATTATCTTAGCTATTGAATGTTCTAGATCAATAGACTCTTGACTAAACACGATTGCATCTTTTAACAACTTATAATATATATCTGTATTTAATTCTACATCCTGGATACAGTAAGCACCCATCTCTTTTGTATACTCACTCCAACTATCTGGCTGTATTGCCTTTCTTTTTTCTGCATTATTAGGATAAAGAAGGTAGCCCCAGTTACTTAAACTATGCCCTCCTGTAAGTACAGGGTTAACCAACCGGGATACTACTAAAGTATCTTCGATATGGTTAGTCAAGGTAACATCGAAATGTTTTTTAATTACAGGGATATCAAAGCCTATGATGTTATGACCTATCAATACATCGGCACTGGCTAAAAGATTTACTCCTTCCTGTAACTTATCAGGGGGAAACAAACGAGTCTCGCCCCCAATAACTTTGGTTACTATACAGTGTATTGTATTGCCTTCTAACCCATCTGTTTCTACATCAAAGACTACTTTTTTAAAACGGTGATGAGCTATTTTGTTGGGGAGAGAGATCAAGTTCTGTTTCATAAAGTCTTCCTGTGTTTGAATTATATTTTAAACTGCAGGCTAATCCTGTATCTCCTGTGTACCTAGATTTTAAAACTCTTATTCTAGTTGTGTTAGCTTCTTCTGGATCATCAGCCTGTTGATTTCTTTCTAAGGCTATTACACAATCAGATAACTGTGAGATACCTTGTGATCCTTTAAGATGAGAAAGAGATACTTCAATACCTTGTTCGTGTCCCTTCTCTCCTGCTGCCCTTCTTAGATGTGATACAAGTATCATACCTACACCTGTCTCTTCTACTAAAGAGCGAAGGCGAGTCATTAAGTTATCTATGCCTCGTCTCTCATCTCCCTCTGTCATTACATTAATAAGCATATGTAAGTGATCGACTACTATCCATTCACATTCACAACCTATAATAATGTACCTAAGTTTAGAAAAGATCTCATCAATATTAGTAGCACCTAAATGTGCGTGGATAAATACTCTACCCTCTTCAATAACATTATCAAATAATCTTTCTAATTCTTGATCAGAATACTGCGCTCTTTTTTCTGCTAAGTAAAGTCTATCGTTAGCTTCTATAGAAACAATACCATCTGCTGTACGCAACCAGTTTTCTTCAAGAGCTAAAATGCCTACGTTGTCTGTTGTATTTTTGATGAGCCAGTGTTCTAACTCTCTAGTGACACTTGACTTACCTAATCCTGTACCTCCAGTAAGAGTAATCAACTCCCCTTTACGCATACCGTATAGCTTATTGTTAAGGCCTTCCCACGGATACGGTACACTTTCTTTTTCTTCTCTTTGTAACCAATCACTTTTCTTACTGGATAATTCCAGGATACCTGATGGTGTATAAGTTTTAGAATTCCACCAAGCTTTAGTAAACTCTTCAAACTTCCCTTGCTTAAGCATATCATTAGCATCTTTAAAACCTGTAGGGAAAGACATAATCTTAGTCTTGTTAGGCTTTAATATCCTTGCTACTTTCCTTGCAGCTTTCTGTCCTGCATCATCGTTATCAAACGCAAGCACTACATTATCGTATGCTTCTACAAACTCTATGCTCTCTCGTATATCTTTTACTGCTGAAGCACAGCCACGTTTGAGAGATACTACTGACCACTTGCCTCCGAAGATTTCATAGACAGCCATCGCATCACACTCACCCTCTGTAATAGTAAGGTACTTACCACCTGTGTTTCGATATAGATGTTGTCCAAATAATCCAGTGCCTTCAAAGTCACCGCCAGAATAAAACTTCTTAGTATCTATCTCTCTAGTTTTGGTAGCGACCACTTCATTATTATTGTAGTAAGGATACACATGCTTATTAGGGCTAGATAAAACGCCAAAAGCTTTTGCAGTTTTAAGACTAATCTTTCTGTCATCAAGAGCATTGTAAGATCCTTTATAAGAATGTAAAAAACTATTGGTATTTGTAGCTAACGTGCTTATAGGTGTATAGTTTTCATTACCTGTGCCTGTCCTAGTTTCACAACCAAAACAATAAGTGTGGCCATCACTATATAAACTATTGTTATCTTTACTACCGCAAGCTTCACAAGGTATATGTTTAACAAATGTATTTGCTTCTGTATTCAATTTACTTCCCCAAGTTAATTATAAAAAAACCCCTTACCTGTTCAAGGAGCAACTCTACAGGTAAAGGGTTAAAGGTTACGTTAGTTGTTAGATTTTTTAACTGCTTTTTCTTCTTCCTCCTCTCCTTGACCTAAAGAAGAATTAACAATAGAAATTATTCTACTTGAAAAAAAGTTAATGCTTGCGTCTATCTCTTCCATATCTAATGCAAGTGTTGCTTTCTTTTGATTCAACCTTTGTAACCTACCAAAGATACCTTGTGCTTCTTCTGGTAAATCCTCTACCGAAATCTGCACATCATCAATAGTAACGAAAGGTTTAGTAGTATCCTCGGCCATTAAGTTTTTTTTGTTAACTGCCATTAAAAAGCCTCCTCATCGTACATACCCGCACCATCAGGTTCTTTATACGGAACGTGTGTTATTAAATGAACAGCGCGTAAGTCTCTGCCTTTACCTGCCTTGCCTTGATAGCTCCAAGCATACTCACCGTACTGTACCCTTACTAAAGAACCGTTACCCATCTTAGGTAATGTATCTACTTTTCTTCTAGCTTCATCAATAAGAGTTGGTCGAGTATTCTGACCACCACCTTTCTTATCTACATTTCTTTTGAAGTGAACAAACCTACCAAAGTCTTTTTCTTTTATAGGGTGTCCTCTATTTTCAAAATCAATTAACGTATCATCGTCTAATACTACACTGATCTCCCACTTGTGGGGATCGAACTTAGTGTTAGGTGTAACTACATTTGCATAGTAAGCAATACCTGTAACTTCACCGACTCCACTTTGTGCGTTAAATGTATTTTCTTCAGCCATCTTTATTTCCTCGTTTATGTTACATTTAAATTAAAACTCATTTCACATTTAGATAAAAGCGTTTCATTAGGTACAAAGTTTAACTTAGAAACGTATCTTTGTACAGCTCTTTCTAACTTAGCGGGTGCAGTGTTAGACTTAACTGTAAGATCTTCTGCTTGCCCTTGTGTATTTATATTAAACAATACAGAGATATTGTATGCTCCTTTTTTTCTAAGGCTATCTACTGTACGCTGTATTGCTTTAGTACTATTTTGTCTACCGCTTTCTAATGCATAAGAACATTCTTCAACACGATAAGATTCGATATGTGTATTAGTTTCTTCTGGCATAGGTGCAGCAACAACGGGTACTGCTTCACGTTCAACCACAGGTACATCTATTATTTCTTCTGGTACTATTGTTTGATCTTGAAGCAACTGTATTTCTTGCAATAGATATTCAATCTTTTCTTGAAAGTATTCATCGTTGTCTTGACTCAAATGAGAGATAACATTAAGACGTTCCATATCTTTGTTAAGACTATCTATAAAACCATTCACACTTTTCTTATTCATAGATACCTTATACTCTATAAAGTTTTGAGTATCCACAAGGTCAGCACGGGAGATAGAGCCTATCGAGTTAGCTTTAAGTTCCAGGATATTGCTTTTAATTTTAATAATCTTATCGTTAAGATAATTAGTAGTAACAACTTGGCCTTCAAAGCGTTGTTCAATATGTAGATTATATAAATTTAATCCTACAATATTTATTAACAAAGCACTAACGAGTGCTATTGATATAGTTTTAAACATACTTGTTCTCCTTTGTTTATTGTATCCAGTTTAAAGAGCCTCTGTTTTTAGTTCTCCAATCTTCATAGTGCATACTTAATTCTGCAAAGGAATTAATATTAGGATACTGTTTAAGATATTTCATTATCCATTTAGGTGTCATAAAGGAAAGGTACATAGTTCGATTAGCCATATAGTAATCTTGTGTAGGAGCTAACTCATCTATGTTATCTATAGAGACCTGTGCTGCTTCTTCTTCGTTCAACAATGTCTTTAACCATTCTACTTGAAGCGGTTTGATT